ATTAAAAACTCTCCATCTCCCTGAAGTGTAGCTCCTCCTTCTTTAGTAACTGTTATATCATAATCTCCAGATTCAACGCTGGCAGCAATAGCTGAAACAGATCCTGCTTCTACTTGATCTGTTCCTGTTTCGTGTTCAAAGTATGCTGTTCTACCTTCAGTATTTCCTACAACATCAAAGGATACATCATTTCCTGCTGTGTATTTTGTACCATGAGGTTTACCAAAAACAGCAGAATCCGACCATGTAGTTCTATCTAAACTACTAGTAACCCATATTTGTCTTTGTGGACTTGAATCTAAATAGTTATAACTAACCATTCTATTAACTATTTCTGAACTATTACTTGGATAGAACCAATATATTTCTCCAAACAAATTATTTAATCCACAATTAATTAATTGTTGGGCTGTGGTATTTAAATCATCATAAACATAGTCTTCAACTAAGCATTGCATAGATTCTAGTTTACCAGTAAATCTAAAGAAACCATTTTCTGACATCCAGTATGCAGCGCCATCTACCTCGATTGCAGCGTTCATTCCAATTAAACCACAGTTAGTTCCTACTTGTGAAAAGGCAAATACAAACGGAACTCCAACAAATCTCATTGTAAATGCAGCAGTATCAGTCCATACATATGTTGCATCTCTACCTCTAACAGCTCCCATGATCCGTGATCCGTCGGCCAGTCTTTGTGAACCAGCTGTATTGGTTGAGGTAATAGCCCATGTATTAATATCTTCTCGATTAGACCATCTAATAAACATATCATCTTGAGTAGTAGATGTACCAATAGTAGTTTCAGTTCCAAAACAAACTAAGTGTCTATCGGGAGTAGATACAATCATATCACGTGACGCTGTTGGTGCACCACTGATAATGGTTGCTCTAGTTGCAGTTGCACCTGTTGCATCTGAATCCCATTCAAATATAGGACCGTTATGAATTAGAGCTATTAATTTTTTACCAAAACTATCTAAGCTCCATAAACCAGGATCAATTACATAGTCTCCACTAGC